GAAGATCTTCTACACAATGACAATCATGGTTACATTTTTTACACTTCATAATATTTTACCTTTGTTTTTTCCTTGTTTAATTACGTATCTTTGCGTGCCATTCGCACCAATCTCTACTTCTTTTCTTAAAATTCTGTTTAAGTAAATTTTACTCCAACCTTCTTTTTTAAATTGTTCAAATGCTTCTTTAATTTTTTTAAGTTTCACTTATAAAAACCGATAAAAACCCAATTTATGAATTTGTCCCATTTTCTTTTAATCCATTTAATCATTTTTTTTCTCCTCTATTTCGTAGAAAAAGTTATCTGTATCTTCCGTTTTCCATTGACCAGAGTTTTCTACGTTCCACTCTGATGTTTGTACTTTCCAGTCAGGAATAGTATTCTTAACTGTGAAAGACGGAATGTCCCATATTATTCTATTGTTTGGCTGTGCCGCATAGTTTCCATCGTCTAGGGCTATGATGTGTGCGCACTTGTGCTCGTGCGGTATTTCCGAATGATCGGTATCTATTATATTACTCTCTGGGTGTGCAAAGTCAATTGTAAAAAGATATGTCCCTTGGTGCCATTTCTTGTCTTTTCCTATGTATTTGCCGTGTTGTCCGTTTAAAAGATCCCAGCTAGTAATAGCAGGGTAATAAGAAAAACAATTCCAAAGTTGAAGTTCATCAAGTCTTTTAATGGGAACAGTTTCCGGTTGAAAGCCACGTTGAATAAAAGCCGAAATTGGCAGTCTATAAAAGACAGCGCCATTTTCCATAATAGCGTGAAAAAGTATACTACGTCCAGTAAGACTTGATATACCAAAGATAATACAATCTTCAACTTCTCCATGATGTTTTTTACAATCATATAAATATTCTCTTTTAATTTGTGCATACGTTGCGGGTATGTTTGCATTTAAATAAGCCATAGTTATCCATAAATATCTCCCCAATTTTTTCCAGATTCATAATCTACTTTATTAGGGATCTCTAATTTAACAGCATTTTCCATAATCTCAACAATTTTTTTAGCTTGTTTATCAGATTCTACAGATATGTCTAATTCATCATGAATTTGTATGTGCGGTACAATGCCTTCTTTATATAAATCTAACATAGCTTTTTTTGTCATATCTGCGGCTGAACCTTGTATCAATTTGTTTAATGCTTTATATGTCCAACATCTTTTTATTCCAAAGTATTTTCCTTTTCCTCCGTTTTCTTTTGTCTTATCTGTTCGTTCTTTTGCCTCAGCTAAAGCTTCTGCTTTAGTCATAGGTGAAGACATTACACCAGGTCTAAACTCATCTATCTCCCATTTATTAAATCTACATCTACGTCCTAATAAAGTTCCTATTGAACCGTTTTTAGCTGCAAGTCTGGACGTGGCATTCATTAGTTCTTTCACAAAAGGAACACTATCGTGGTATTTATCAAATAGTTTTTCTGCTTCTTCTTTAGTTCCTAATCCTAATTCTGCTTGTAATTTAGCTTTACCCATTCCGTAAAACAAACCTAAATTAATTGTTTTAGCTTGGGTACGAGATATGTTTGCCATATCTGCAACTGTCTTGTGAAAATCTACACTGTTAGAATTAAATTTAGATACTATATCTGATACAGAGCTATCAAAACTTATTGGTTCAGTTGTAGCTGCATAATGCACAACAAGTCTCGGTTCTTGCTGACTGTAATCAAAACAACCCCATTTACAGTTTTCTTCTGGTATAAATAAAGATCTAATTAAAGGACCTAACTCTTTATTTCTTGCGGGTATCTGTTGTAGATTTGGATTAGAGTATGAGAATCTACCTGTTACTGTTCCGCCACTATCTGATCTGATAGGGTTTATATCTGCATGTATTCTTCCTTTATGTGTAAATCTTAATATAGAATCTATAAAAGTAGAATGAGATTTATTTACTTCTCTTGCTTGTGCAATTTTTTTAACTATTGGGTGAGGATGTTTAGATAAATAATTTTTGGTAAAAGAAGGAGCTTTAGATACAGCTGTAGTTTCATATTTTAATTTTAATTTATCAAAAACTTTTGCCACGCTTCTCGCTGCCATAAGCTGGACATCTATTCCTGTTTCATTTTTTATCTCTAATAGTAGTTTCTTTTCTTTTAATATAAGTGTCTTTTTTAAATCATGTGCTTTCTCAACATCTACTCTTACTCCTTTAAATTTCATATCAATTAAACAAGGAAATAACTGAGTCTCTAAATTAAATACATCATGTAGTTTTTGACTTCCTAATTCTTTAGACAACACTTCAAATAATTCTAAAGTAAGTTCTGCATCTTTCTCTGCATAAGAACCTACATACATTGCAGGTAGTTTATACATTTCTGATTTTGCATCTATTCCCCAAGAGTCTGCAGTTTCTCTTAATACTGCTTCACTTTTAGTTTTTCCTAAGTAATCAAACGATACACTATTTAAACTATACCATAATCTATTCTCATCTATTAAAGATGCCATAACCATAGTATCAACAATAAAACCATTTATAGGTATTCCATATGCTCTTAACCAACATACATCATACATTGCGTTATGAAATATTTTTGTAGCAGAAGTTGCACATACTTCTTTAACCCAATCTAAAACTGTTCTCTTATCTAAATTACCTCCACCTTCGTGTTCTATTGGATAGTAAGCTGACCATCCTTTAGTTGCTACAGCTATACCTACAATCTTTCCTTCTCCTATAACTGCACCAGATCCTTTTGATTTTAAATTTGGATCTTTTGTTTCTAAGTCAATAGCTATATATTTTTCCTTACTTAAATCAGGAAAGCTATCAGGACATATCCATTCTTTTGGAGCTTCAAACATTATGAGTAATCCCTTTCAAGTATCATTTCTAAGTAGTGTATTGCTTTATCGATGTCTTGTTCTTTTCCTTTCGCTGCATGTCTGCATATATATTTTATAGCTGATCCTTCTGCAAAAGGCAAACGGTTCTCATTTATAAATTGACTAGGTTGAATCTTCATATTTTTATAATGAGATCCTCCTACTTGTTTTTTGTACGCTGTCATTATATTGGGTCTCCTATGTTATATTGATAATCTGAAGTAGGTTGCATAAGATAAAGATTTTCTTTTGCTCTTGTAACTCCAACAAAAAATATTCTATGTTCAGTGTCTGGGTCTCTTCTTGCTGACTCATATATTATATTTTCTATGTCTGTATATAGAACTACATTATCGCATTCTTCTCCCTTTACTCCGTGAATTGTAGAAAGTTTTATTCTTGCATCTTTCATTAGATCATCTCCTTCACGTAATAAACTTTTAATATAAATAATACTTTCTTCTGGAATATGTAACTGCTCCCAGCTTCCCGTTACTAGCAGACCGTGATCAGATTTTAATTTATCTAAGTCTACTGAGCTTATATTTGCTAGACTATTACCACTAGCAAAACCATGTTTTACATGGCCTTTATTGTAATTTAAATACTCATAAACTTTTTGTGCTTCTTCTCCACTAACAGTAGCACCTTTATTTAATCTATCCCAAACTCTATATGCCTCTATTAATTCTTTAGGTAATATATTGTTTACCTTACTATCAAACCTAAAATTTAAAGAAGATAGATGTTCTGCAATAGGCTCTAGCATTTTATTTGTTCGAGTCAATATCATCCATTTTTCTGTACTAAAATCTAAATTTTCTAAATAACAATTCTCAATAATCTTACCTTCTTCATCTCTAGGCTCCCATTTTTTCTCCATTCTATTTTGAATATTGTTTAAAATGCTTACAGCCTTTTCATGTATTAACCTTGGAACTCTTCTAGATTTTATTAAAGAATCTTTTTTTCCTTCTAAATTTATAAATATACTTGGATCAGCTCCTTGAAAAGTGTAAATAGTTTGGTCATCATCCCCCGCAATGTACGATCTTTCACATCTTGATTCGATATAAAAAAACATATCCCATTGCAGAGGACTCAGATCCTGTGCTTCATCAAGAAAGACTACTTGTAAGTTGGGGCACTTATCTTTCTCGACAAATTTTGTAATCATGTCACAATACTCAACCATCCCTGTATGATCTTTATATGATTCTAAATCTTGATTAATTTGAAAGGTTAAATCAACATCTACATACTCATGTAAATCTAATTCTACTGCTGCATCTATTAATGTAATTTTTTTAGATCTTGAATAATCTATAATTTTCATGTGATTATTTTGATATTGTGGAATACCATTAGGACTTATTTTTGTTTCAAAAGACATGTCCCTACAAACTTGAGAAAAGTTTTTAAAAGATTTCCACTTAGATCCTTTTAATAGCCGAGTCTTTGTATCTATTTTTAATGCTTGTCTTCCCATAGCATGCATTGTAGATACATATTCAAAATTTAATTTAGGAAATTTATCTTCT